GGGACTTTTGGTATATTTGTTAATCTAAAGATTATGCTAAACCACCAGCAGGTATGTTAACATAGAATGTTAAATACATAGTTTCAGGTAAGAAACCAGCTTCTACTAAAGCATATCTAGATTTAACTGCGATCTTAGGTGACATAGTACCTTCAGAGATTGTCTGAATAGACTCCGCCATCATGTAAGGCATGAATTTTAATCCTGGTTCGTCATCACCACCTTTTCTTCCGATTAACACTCTCGTATCATTGTAGTTCATGTTCTGATCTACATATACTGTCATACCAGCAAGAGAACCTACAGGGTATAAAGTACCGTTGTTTTGAGTTAATGTGTTAGAGAATGGTGCGAAAGTGAACTGAGAGATATCTTGAAGTGCACTTGCTACTGCAGCGTTAGTAACAACGAAGTTAGCAGGACCTCTTCTACCTCTGTTAGCTACTACGTTTGCAGCTGCAAGGATTCTAGAGAATAATCTTCTTTGAAGAGTTGATAAGTTCTCATATCCACCTGATGCAGGACCATTAGGAATTGGCATAACAACACCAGTATTAGATTTATTTACGTATGCAGCAGTATTACCAGCATTTGTACTACCTAAAACAAGGTTTAAGTTTAAGTTTTGTTGTTCAACATTGTTGAATTGAACGTGGTTAGACCAGCCTAATGCAAACGCTCTTGATAAGATGTGTTTGTTAATAGATTGAGATACCTCATTAACCAATGCGTTCTCGATCATTGAAATAACGTCGATACCGAATTGTTTGTTAAGGTCTTGTATTTGCTCTGTTGTAACAGAAGCAGCTACTTGGAATGTCTCAGCTTCAACAAATTTAGTGAAAGTCGAAAGACCCATTGAGTTAAAGTAAGTAGACTCACCAACTCCTCTTAACATAGGATCATAATTTTTAGTACCATCTACGTAAGGACCTTGCCAGTCATTAGTGTTGTTAAAACCAGCACCAGAGAAACCTTGGATGTGATCTTCTAAAGCTTTAACTAATTGAGCAGCAAATCCATTTGGAGAATAAGAAGCTCCAGTTGATAATGCAGGACCAGCAATACCGAAGTTAGTAAGTGCAGTTGGAGTACCATTGATATAAGAAGCAACGTTAGATCCAGCAGCCATACCCATTACTTCAAATATTGGGAAACCGTCAATTCTAGAAAGACCAACAAATGTTAATTGTAATGTACCGATGTTACCAGTAGCACCAACAGTTGGGAATGAAGCTGCAGTAGCACCAGTAGCACCAGTAGCACCTGATCCAGTATAAACTGGGAATTTGATCATTGTAGGAGCAGTAGCTAATTGTTCAGCAGCCGTACCCGCAGCAGCAGCACCAATTTTACCACCAGCGTATACATAGTCTAAGTATGATAAGATACCAGTTGGACCTGACATAGGAATAACAGGAACGATATCAAAACCGATTGTTTTTGCAGCAACTTGAATTGCTAAAGGTAATAAAGATGGGAATTTATCTCCAGATCCTTGGTTACCAGTGTTATAGAAACCTGCATTAGCATTACCACCTTGGAATGAAGCCATTCCTGGATAAGCTGGGGGAGCAACGCTACCCATACCATTAACAACACCTAAAGAGTTATAAGCTCCAGCAGACTCGTTTAATGAGTGATAGTGGCAATATTTAGTTAACCACCCTTTTTTTCCTTCATCTGTGATACCAGCTTTGCTCTCGATAAGCGGTGACCATGTATCGTAGATTTCTTGTTCGTTAATCAATTTCATGATTTATTTAATTTTTTTTATCTTGTTTGAAATTTTTTCTCCAATGCAGAAGCAATAGCATTCATATATTCATTAGAATAACCATTTGCTTGTGTATTAGGCATTGCGATATTTTCGCTCTCGTCTAATTTTTGAACTCCAACGTTAGCAGTTCCTAGTTGACGTGTTGACCAGAAGTTTTTCACTTGGTAAGGTGTATCTAATCTATAGAAGCTACTCTGAGCAATAATTGATTGCTTGTGTCCTTCAGTAAGTGATTCCCAAACTTGTGTGTATTCTTCAGGCATTGTATCAATAAAATAAAGACCTGTTTTGTTTTTGTTCTCACCTTCGTTAAGAACTTCATCTGCCTTTTGTGTGTTGGCTGGTTGCCCCATCGATCTGGAAGCTTCGTTTATATTTGATTCAGTTTTTTGTGTTTTAACTGATTCTATCAAACTATCTATTTTTGTTGTAAGATCCGTATAATCTCCAGCGAATCCGGATTCGTTTAATCCAGCTGAAGCTGAAAGATCTACGCTTTCTCTTAATGAATCTGTAGCTTTGTATTTACCAGTATTAACTGTTTCAGCTATATACTCACTATAAGAGATTGATTTTTTTAATTTTTCTGCTAGGTAATCAGAATAATCTAAACCTTTATTAACATTTTCAGCTAAGTAATCGGAATATTGAATGTTTTTATTAAGATTCTCCGCAAGGTATTCAGAATACTCGATACCATCGTTTAATTTTTCTGCTAAGTACTCAGAGTAAGCTATACCTTTATCTAAGTTTTCACCAAGATACTCAGAATAAGAAATACCTTTATCTAAGTTTTCCGCTAAATACTCAGAGTATTGAATATTCTGATCCAATTTCTCAGCAAGATATTTAGTATACTCTATACCTTTATCTGTTGATTCAGCAACATACTCAGTATAAGAGATCGATTTATCAACATTTTCAGCTAAATATTTAGAGTAAGAAATATTCTTATCTAAGTTTTCAGCAAGATATTTACTATAGCTTATACTTTCATCTAAGTTTTCAGCAAGATATTCACCATATTTAATAGCGTTATCCAAATTCTCAGCTAAATACTCAGAATATTTTTCTAACTTAGCAACTCTTTCTTCAAGGTTTGAATTTTTATCTTCAAAGCTAGACTCTGTTAATACTTGCTTTTGTTCTTTAATTTCTGCAATTTTAGAATTCATTGCTTCCATTTCTTTTTTCAAGAAAACAGAATATTGGTTTAATTCTTCTGCAGTCACAAATTCATTATTCTCCATGAGGATCGTCTTATTTTTATCTGATTTTGATACGAGCTCCTATATAACCGGCTTTAACTATAGTTAAGGCCACAATATGTGTTCAAAATTTAAATGGTTCACTTAAAGTTTTGTATTAAACTTTAACTATCGCGATTCACAGCGTTCCTCATCGCTGAGAGAGCCAAG